TTATTGGACGCGGGGGTAGAGAGAATAACCCGCGTAGAGCTAGTGCGAAAAAAGAAGAACCTGCCCGATTAAAAATTCAGGAAGCTCTTCTCGAACAGCCCGAAGTTCAACAACGCATCACGTCGATGTAAACCTGTGCGGGAAGCTTCTCTGACTCATTATAGGCTCGTAGATTCCCAATGCCAGTCAGTTCATGCGTAAGTAATTCCTTACGCAGTTCTTCTGGGGTCATTTCGCTTACTTTTTTACGTTGCGCGATATCAACCCGGCGCTCTTCGACATTTCGGTTAGCCGGAATTTGCGCTGCTTTTACAGAAACATTGTTGCTAACAGGTTGGGTCTTGTCTTCTGTCTTAAGCCAAGCCTTAAATTCTACTATCGGCATCTCGGTAATAGCGCCGATACGATTAGGCTTCGGAGCCCCTTGGGGTAACTCCTGATCATAATTTCTCTGATAAACATCTCGCGCATCCGCTTCCGAAGTTGGGCCTAGAATAACTTTATGCTCATCAAAAGTCTGGTTGCCCGGATCTACCTGATCGATTACGTAAGCTTTATCCGTTGCATCTACCTGTTCCCGCGAAAGCCCCGCAGGAATAAACACATCCACAGCGTCTCCATCCGCACCTTCCCCGAGTTTAATCTCTCCATAATGATCCTGCATTTGAGTTTTCCAGGAGCCGTCTTTCGCTTCCCGAATACTTCCTGCTGGATTTTCAATCGCTATGGGCAGATCCTGAAAATTAACAAAAGCTTTTTTAGTATCTTCAGGTTTCTCTGCGGGTCGGTATCCATTAGCCTCGTGTAATGGGTGTTCTCTGGCAATCGCGTCATCGATAGGAGTCTCGATTATTTTTTGCCCTTCTTCTGGTGATTTTTCTTGCGCGGTTGGGTTCTGGCTTTGGTCATTAACTATCTCTGGTTGTTGGGGTATGGGTGCTTCGGGTGGCGCTTGTTCAATATTCCCGTTCCCTTGTCGGCTTGATTGAAGTCCTTCGCTACTGATGGAGGTATCCCCACTTTTTTTGCGAAGCTCGGATTGTGCGCTGCTGCCGTCATTAGGCGGGCTTGCGCCGGGCTCTTGGACGGCATTTTCGCTCTCCGATAATTGCGCTCTGCGTTCACGTTCTGAATTAATAGCCTGTTTCTGCTCTATGGTCGCTGCTTTTTGGCGAAATAGATTCGTCAGATCCTTCTCAGATAACTCCTGAATACCCGCGATAGGTGGTTGCGACAATTCAGCATTTACCCTAATTGCTTCGCCCTCATCAATTATCGGCTGCAATACCCCAGTATCCGCTCCCGCGATTACTGATCGGGCGGTTACTCCAGGATTTTCTGGCATCGAAGCGATAATGTTTTGAGCGACAGCCGTTTTTGCTTTTTGCACCTGTTCGTCTATCGTAGGCGGAATGCGAGAAGTGATATGCGCTTCCATAGCATCCAGAATAGTCTGTGCGGAATCGCCAGCCTTTGACGGGATTTCCAATCTCGCGGCGGCGTCTGCGAGGCGTTTAGTTACTCGCTGACCACGGCCTGCTTCACCATAAGCCTGTTTATACCGATTTATAAAATCCTGACTCTCACTAAGCAGTGCTTGCTCTTCGGCATCGGGTGGTTGAAAACCTTGCTCCTGCGGAGCCGTAAACTCCGCAGTAGGAACATTTGTAGCAGGATTTGGCCTAGGTATATTAGACGAAGGCGCAAAATCTGCGGGTTCAGGCGCTAACCCTCGTTGCTGATCTGTGATCGCTTGCTCTTCCGGAGAAACATTAGGCGACGTAGGTTGTGCATGTATCAAGGCTCCTGCGGGAAGGCCCATGCCGAGTCCGGCTACGCTACCAAGTGCCGCTGCACTCCCGACACCTTCTCCGATATCTTTGCCCAAGGCGATATTGGAGGCGGCTTGCTCTTGCCCAGATTGAACTGCTTCCTGGGCCGCTTCAAGTCCCCCAGACTCTAACCCTCTCCTAGCAAAATTCTTAGTCGTCGGTGCAATAACTTTCTGCCCACCGATGAATGCCGTAGATACATCCCCAACACCCAGTGCGTTAGCCGCCTTACCGAACCCTCCTGTTACTGCCCCTGTTACGGCTCCGCTACCCGTTAGCACTGCTATTTGCTCAGGCGTAAGTAATCCGTTTTCAGTTTGCTGCCGAACTTGCTCTATGTTTTGACCTGCAGTTACACCGCCTTCTCCTATAGCTCCTGCGGCTAGAGGACTTAACTTAGGCGCAAATTTCATGATGCCCTTAGCGATGCCCTGACCACCCAGCATATTCGGCACAGACTCTAAGATGGTGTGTCCCGCTACGGAGGGGTTCTCGGTTATAGCTTTTAACGTTGGTACAAAACCTTCGGTACTTTGTACGTTTTCAAAAGCCTGTTTCTGCGCAGGGGAGTAATTTTCAGAAAGAATGTCTTTAGCGCGTTTAAAATCAACCCCACTCTCCTCTAAGGTTTTACCGACCCTGCCACCTGTGGGGATATCGGCTAACCCTACTAGAGTCTCGGGGAAACCTATCACACCTTTTAATGCGGTTATTCCTACATCTTTTACCCGATCGCTTAAAGAAGTCCCTGGCTCCGGCGATTTCGGCTTAAAAACGTTAGCGATATCCGCCTCAAAATCATATTCCGGAGAAACATTAGCAATATCCGCCTCGAAATCATACTGTTCTGTTCCTGTAGGTGCCGTTTCTGGATTCGCCATTTACTATTCCTGTGGTATAAATTTTGATTTTGTAAGTAAGTGCCGCATAAAATTATTGCGGGGTAGCATCAGACCCAAATTCTCTATCAAATTGCGCCTGTAATTGCTGCTTATACTTCAAGGGTTTAGCTGGGTCATCGAGTAGTTTTAACATGCTCGCTTTGCGCGTCGCTAATTTCTGAGCTTCTGCCTCTGGGTCTATTACACGCCCCGTACTAGCATCTACTGTCCGTACTACATCCTTAGTTCCTAACATCGGGTTGTCCGGATCTATTGGCTCAGCTACTACTTTAACCACGTTATTGGTTTTTTGCGCTAACTCTTGTCTCTTCAACTCCCGATCCGCTGCATCCTTTTCTCGATCATACGCCGCCTTTAATCCGGCAATCTCAGATCCTTGCGCCAATGACTTATTCTGGATATCGTATTGCTGCTTACTCTGTTGCAGATGCCCCAAAATACCTAATACTTCTTTAGCCGCATTTTGTCTGCGCTTCGCGTTTCCAAATTGAGTAGGTGTCATATCTCCGGTAGCGCCGCCGTTAATAGCGATTTCTCGAAGTTTATCGATCTCCGAGGGTTGCGTAGGTTTCCCATCGCCGTACTTAGCTGTTTGTGCAGCCGTGTTAGCTGCATCTCTAGCAAAACGCGCTTCTTTTTCTGGGTTACTTAAACCGCCAGCGGCCACCATTGCATTGACTCGATTAATACCCGCCGTGTTAGCAGAAGTAATTGAACCTTTATCCCCGAAACGCGCAATGTTCTTAGCCCCTGGCAGCATTTGTTCAGCAGGGAGCGGAATGTTAGATGCCAAAGGAATACCTGCGTTTTTTTGCATTACTTGTGGGACTTTTGATTCGGCTTTAGCAGTTTCAGTTTTAGGAATTTGTGCGGTATTAACCGCCGTGGGCTGTTCCGGAGATGCGCTAAATAATTTTTCTGCTGGTGTTTGTGCCCCTTCCCCATATAAAAAACTCTTAAAACTAGCATCAGGTTTTGTAATTATCGCGTTGTAAACCCCTTTAGCGCCTTGCGCTGCTATACCCCCTACATTTTTAGCGCCCTCAGCGTAAGCGCTGCCAAAATCACTCATCGCTTTGCCTATAGCGGGTACTACAGGAAGCCTTTTATACTCAGAAACGTAATTAGTTAAGGGCCCCGGAGTCACGGGTTTTTGCAATTCCGTAATAGGATGAGGCACCTTATCCTTGTCTACTTCGCCCCCATCCTGAAAACCTTGTAGATCAGTATTCTCCAAAAATGAGATATTCCCTACTTGACTCGGGGTGGAATTCGCAAACATTTTTGCGCGTAGCTCGGTATCCGTCGGCCCCGCCGCACGCCGCATCGCAAAAATTCCTTTTACTTCACCCCCATTTTGATATCCCTGTAAAATGCTCCCCTGCAGCGGATTATTTTTTAATGGGGTATTCGTACCGATAAAACCGGTATCTAAATTATTAATACCCGAAGTTCCATAACTCACCGGCGGCGCAAAGGAGCTCGCGGATGACGTGTCATAAACGGGTTTTACTGCGGCTCCGATAGCTGATTGTGCGCCTGTATCGCCTATGATCTCTTTAGCGATATTATTCGTATTTTGGCCTTCTGTTTGAAAAACAGGGGAAGGTGTACTTATCGTAGGCGCCGAAGATAAACTGAAAGGAGTACTCCTTGGTGTTTGGCGATCCGAGAAAGAATTTCCGTTCCGATAAATACCTGAAACTAAACCTCCATTTTGATAGCCCTGCACGTTTTGTTGTCTCATCTTTAAACCTGCTTGATTTGCTTTTACAAGATTATCGGCGCCTATCAGTGCTACTGCTTCTCGGTTCATGACGTGCTCCCCCGGTGTTAAGAGAGCGGGTACGGTATCTGTGGGGCCGGGTTTTGGCATATCTGGATCTCGGTATGTTTTTATTAGGTATTATAACGCATATACGCTAATTAACTAGTATTCGAGCTGAGTGACTGAAACTGGATAGTGTAAGGCAACTCCCGAGTCTGATAAATCAGTAGGTAAAGTAGTTATCGCATTAGTACGTAAGGTAGCTAATAATGTAAATGGCCCTGAGACATTACCCCCAGCGTTACAGAACATTAACATTTTATCCGAGTACGCTAAATCACCGGGAAAACTCTCTACTCCACCAATTGCACTTTCAGCTCCACTTGTGAATCCTCCGACGGGTACTAAAAATACATCTGCTGTTGGTGCTACCGATCCAACACTAGTCCCTGATGAGTAATCTGTTTGGAATGCCGTGTTCCCTGAATTTACATAATACCGTAACCGACGATCTTGCACCGCTGTTATAGAGCTATTGTTAATGTTGGAGCCAATTAAATCGAATGTGATTGTCTGCGCGGACGATGAAAAATCCTCGCGTATCAATGCAGATTTATTTACGGACGAGAAAAAAACAGTCAACGGTGTAGTACTAGAAGAGTTTATGACATCAGTTTCTACATATCCTGATCCATTTCTAGTTATCGAAAATAGAGAAGAAAAAGTGCCGAAAGTAAATAACGTAGAGTAACCCTGGTTACTAATATATCCTAGCTGCAATTCACTAGAAGAACTAGAAGTTTGCGCATAAGCTATGTTATTGGTTCCCGTAGAATCTTGTTGAGCATTTCCATTCTGACTTCCAGTATACGATAAATAGTTAGCTCTTATAACAGAGAACTCTTCCCCATCGGGACGAATAGCCCTTATCATGGGGGCCCCACCTTGAAAAGTAGTCGTAGAAGAAACTGAAGTAAATCGTGGGTCATCCCCAACATCTGACCATGCTCCTGTTATCACAATGGTCTGATACCGTTCATCGTACTTCAAATCCACTGTGTTAGTAGAATAGTCCGCTGAGAAGCTTAAAAAATACACTTTTTGTCTAAAAGTAGGTGTGTCAAAGGTTTCCAGTACAGCTACCCGAGTGGCTGCCCTGTTAAATCCTGTATACGTTTCAGTAGTTCCCGCTGTTGGGACACTGACCGTAGAAACTCCCATAAACGAAAAAATCAAAACAGGATCAACAGCACTTTTAGGCGTGTTTTCTTTTACACCATAAACTCGCAATGTATATTCTAAAGGAGTATTTTTCTTGCATAGTAAAATCAATGCTCTTGTATAGCCGGACAATGCTGGGAATCGAGTAAGCAAAGTGGTTGTTATTTTTACATGAGCTCCTGTTACGATATTAACTGAGTCTGGAAGTATAGCAATATCACCAAATTTCCCACCTATGTAAAAGGTATAAGGCAATCTCCATGATAAAGCTACCGACCCACCGATCCAAAAACCTTCAGGTAAGGAAGGTGCAGGGAAAGATTGATTATACCAACGAGAATTGTAAAACTGTGTTTTTACTCGCTTCGAATTCGGAAGGCTATATAAAAAAATATCCGATCTGTCCTGATACGGTGCTAACCCTATATTTGGATAATCTCCTACCGCGCTTAATTTGTCTACTACAGTTACGAATAATCCTCCGCCAGCATTTATGTGTATTCTGTTTGGCCGAGTATCTATCCGTATGGACACTTCGGATACTGGAGTAAAAGTCGCTGAAAGCGGCCCTGCCGTACTTTGTAACATATGACTGAGCTTTGCTTTAGCGTATCCTAACCATTGCGCGCCCAGAACAGCATCCCCTTCATAGGATATGGCCGCTGCGCCAGGGTCTTGCCAAAGTCTAGTATTTCTAATCATAGGGTAATTATAGCGTTTTACAGCATCCGATGCTATAATATAGCAGTGGATAGCTCGACGGAGCGAAAGTACCCTTCAGTAAGGTATTTCCACATAACCAAATACTGTTAGACTTAACTGGAGTTTACTCGTGAAGATCCAAATACCCGATTATCTAACCCAAGAAAAACTAACCGTCGCCCTAAAACAAATAATTCCTGCTGAAGATTGGATTGGGGAAGAGCTAAAAGTTCCGGGAACTCGATGCCGCTGGGATATGGGGTATATCTATCGCGGTAAAACATATATTGTAGAGTTCGACGGTGATCAACACTATCGCGATAGCATCGTTATACGTAATGATAAAATAAAAGATTTGACAGCCCTAAGATGCAATTTCAAAGTCATACGAATTCCTTACTGGCTACAGCTAACACCCCAAACTTTAGAGCTACTATTTAACATAAATGCCGAGATAGAACAGAATTTTTCGCACGGCTTCGTAGCCTCTAAAATTTTCCCTGCATCTTACTGCGAATACGGGACGTATCGATTCGAAAGAGAATTCAATAGCCTACCACGAAACATAAAACAGGAAATAACTGAGACTTTGCGCACCCAGATCTTAAAATACGATTTTGAAACTGTCCTACCCACAAGCTTATTAGCAATTATGCCGAAGTTGCTATAGATACCATTGAGTTTAGGCTTTGTAAAGTGGCACTGGCCATGTTTGAATAACCAGATGCTATTGCTTCCGTTTTCTTCAAGTCAAGCTCCGTATACCCCTGTTGTAGTCGATAGAAATTGGATAAAGATTCCACGCTACCTTTAAACGCCTCTATCCGCGCTTGGATAAAGGCAATATCTTTCTGCAAAGTCCCCTTGTAGACTTCCAGATTGGCTTCAACGTTAGTCTTGTATACATCCAACCCTAATCTCTTGATCTCTGCCTCAGATGTAAATTTCTGCAACGCGATTTCTGCCGTAGTTTTGTACGCATCAATTTGGGCGCTATATTGCGTAATTTTCGCCACATTCGTTTTTACATCGGCATCGAGTATCGTTTTTTGAACGTCAACCTGAAGTGTAATTGCCTTCAACTGCGCTTCGTAAATGCTCAATTTAGAAAGTTCCCCTTCCAGCTTAGCTTTATCTCCATCAATAGCCGCTCGATAAGCTTCAAAAGCCGCTACGCGAGCCCTTACATTCGTCTCAAAAACTTGGGCCCTTACGGAATACTCTTTTATTTTTAACTCTTCTACTGCCGCGCGTCGGCTAATTGCCTCCGTTATCGCAGAGTATCGTTGAACTTCTAATTGCTGAAGTTCTATTTGAACTTTGGCCCCTTCAATTTGCTTCACTTCAACATCGGTTCGAAGCTTTAATGCCTCCAATTCCAGTTTATACCCTTCTAAGCCGGATAAAGCCGCTTTTAATTTGACCTCATACTGTTCGTTCAGAGCTTTGATAACGGCTAACGTGAATTCGTGCCGTGATCGTTCATGTTCAAATAGCGTTATCAATTTATCCGCGAGTTCTTTCGATAGAACCGTAGATGCCTGGATCATTCCTAGCCCTGTCTGAGCATATTGGACAGCAAGACTTCTGACTGCCTGCACCTGCGAAGATGCTAGATTTAACACAAATTGAAGGTGCTGAACTTCTATTTTACGCCGCTCTATATAGACTTCGGTGGCTTGTCCAGATAAAGCTTTAGCTCCTTCGATCCGAGCTTTATTTAAAGCGGAAGTTACGGCTCCCGGAGGAATTATGAACCCCCTTTTCTCACCGTTTTCAACAATGGCTCTTTCTGCGGCTTTATATTCCTCTTCGGTTCGTGCTCTAGCTCTTGAATAGAGCGCGGCCTCGAATTGGTCTGGTAGCACCCCGCCTTCCATCCCGCTCAATAATTTATCGTTAAGAGCGTCCCGCTGCGCATAATATTCAGGTGCAAATTTGGATACCCACCCATCGACTACATCATCGATAAAGGCTCGCATTTCAGGTAACGAAGCATCATATTTAGCTTTCATGTATGCGGCATAGTCTACAGGCGCCGGAATAGCTTCGGGAGCAGCTACGGCTTCATATTCAGGTAATTGTAACGCTGGTGGCGTAGCTAGAGTAATAGCCGTTATCTTGGGTATGTCAACGGAACGTAAAATAGGAACCGCAGTAGCAACCAGATCGTTGTATATCTCGTCTACCTTTAAATCCGGCGGCGCTTCATTCCAATCCGGCATAACGCTAGAGGGTAAGGTCGCTGTAAACAACCCCGCCGTATTTATTGTCGGCGCTACAGGAAGCGTAGGCGAAGCAATTGAGGGTAAATCTACCAGCGTAGGAACACCCGGCAAAGTCCCTGTTGGCGGGGTATAGGTCGGAAAAGGCGTGGTATCGGCAGGGACAGACGTATAACTCGCGCTAAATTCAGTAGCATCCACACCAATCGTAGAATATCCTATAGTCCCCCGTTTACCATCAATCTCTGAAATAGCCTCGGAAGCCGCAGCCGCAAATTGATCCGATCTATCTACCGCTATTTGTACTAATTGATCTACTGTAACTGCCATTTTTATTTAACCCGCCGCTGTATTTGATCGGGTAAGTATTCTACCCCTTGTAGATATTTTATACCCTCGATCTTAAAAGCCCAATATCTGCCTTTGCTTCCTCTACCTAAATGTATTTTACGCCCCGAGAATTGAGAATTCTGGCTAGTCTTATTAACCCCGTCTACAATGGGCGTTACTTTATAGGTATCATCGCCATTAACATAAAGATAAGGGACATTTTTAGATTGGAACACTCCGAAATCTGTGTCTTTGGTTATTACAGTTCCTGTTACCGCTGAGGTTAAATCCGTAGTACCCCCCAGCAAATAAAGACCATCGGATTTAACACCGTAATATTCTTTTCCTATTTTAATTAGGTGCATAAATGGGTAATTAGTATACCGGCTGACTTCGGATGTTAATAGGTTCATGACTAGCGCTTCAGTATTTAGTGAAGCCGAAGCGAATTGGATAACCGCTCTAGTGGCGAACCCGTTGCCCGATACCACAGCATGGAATAACGTGCTTCCAAACCCTCTACCGGTAACAGTTATACTTGTCGGAGCATTTGAATAAGAATCTAAAGAAGCAAGAAATCCTCGCCCCGTTACAGTGATTAGCTCACTAGCCGTAACGATAGACTCAACTGTAGATCGGAATCCCTGTCCTAATACAATAGCCCCGCCTAAAATAGTAGGGCTGGAAGCAAATCCGCGACCCGATACCGTACCGTTTGAATTGGCTACATAATTAAATTCAAAAGCGGTTGAGAACCCTCTGCCGACAACATTGAATTCGTTGGATGCTTGTGTAAAACTGGATAGCGTGGTGGCAAAAGAATTCCCACTTATCGTAGCTCCGCCGTAGATACCCGGAGAAGTCGAGAAACCTCGACCCGTAACGGTATAATCAAAATTGGGTACTATCGTAATAACTGGGAATGGCGTAGAAAACCCACGACCGGAAACTGCCAGATCCGGTATATTCAGCGCCGAGGAAAATCCTCGCCCTGTCGCATTAATATAGGTTACGGAACTCGCAGACCCGTTTATCGTGCTCCCGTTTATAGCCCCACTATTGATCATGTTTTACAACCAGTGCTTAGCGTAAAAACCTTTAAAATAAACTTGTCCCAACATCGTAGTACCTGTAGCTAACGTGTCTACGTTAATAACTAAACTATCAACAGCTTCAGTAGATAATACTTGCCAACGCTGAACTTTATTAGCGGCTGTTAACCCCGTTGTTTGAGTACTGGCTAAAAATTGGGTAGTTGCTCCCGTCTTGCCAAATGACACAAAGGGTTGTGCTGTAATTGATGTATACTCAAAAATGACGATACCTATTTCTTCTACAATGAAATTATTAGGTAGCGACAACGTATATCCTACTAGCGGTACAGCTTTCCAGATACCTGCGGTGCCATCAGATACTCCATCGAAAGGGCCGCTTTGTGAAGTAGGCCATATCGGTTCACTAGACCCCGTTGATCCTGGAGTATACGAAACAGTCTTGGAAAATAAATCGTACTTGGGGTCTTCCAGGTAATACATAAAAGCGTTAGGGACAGTGGGTTTTACCACGCGCCCGTGAGATTTGGAAGTCGAAGCAGCCCAGGTAGCCCCGCCAGTAAAATCAATAGGTTTAGACCATATAACGCCGACTAGATTAGTATCAATAACCCCCGTTGCAAAATTGACAGAGTTGTTGATAAACAAATCATTCAACTGCGCCGGAACCGGTTTCGCTGGAACTATCCCGGTAAATAACCCGTTAGAGTGATTAGCCTTCGAAAAAGGGCCAATTGAGACTGAAGAGCTCGCCGTACAAAGCGCAAACGTACCCAAGCTTATAGACTCATGCTGCATTGTTTGAGCACCGCTGCCTATGGCAACAGAACGATTCCCCAATGTTAATGTTCGTAAGGGTATGCTCGCGCTTTCCACGCCGCTAATAGCAATAGAACCTTTGCCAAAAGCATCGCAGTATTTACCTATCTTAGTCCCGTAATTCGTAGCTTGATGGATAGGATTGACCGCCACGGATGTAAATAAAGCAGTTCCATCGGTACTTAAATTCATATTGCTGACAGAAGGCACAGTACCGCTTCGAGTTCCAGCGCGAATATAAATGAAAGCCTGCGCTTCCGAAGAATTTCGAATAGTAACATCCCCTACCGCAGCTGCCGAAGATGCCGTCCAATAAGTGTTGGTTTCCTTTCCGGACTCTATACCAGTCTCTATATCACTAACACCCCCGTAAGCCGCGAAGTCTTTAACTGGAGTCTGCGCGAACTGATTCAGCATTTCTTTGGTTATGCGTAACTCGACGACAGCAGAAACATTCCATGTCTGTGTTGTCGTACCTTCAAGTCCACGCACTAACGTATACGTAGTTGGCCCCCCTGTAACAGAAACGATCTCTATATTTATGCCGTCGGTTAACGTCATCGTATACTGAGTACCTGCCGGGATCGTAGTCGGGGATATGGGATTTACGCTGAACAGCGTAGCCGCCATCGATGTATTACCCGCCGTCAACGTTCCTGTCAGCGTCGTCGATTTATTATTTTGGAATACATTAAGCATGAAGCCGCACCCCTTTGGGTTTTAAAATTAGGAGATATTGGTAACAGGGATATTGAAGCTTTGGATAACGCCCGTTTCGCCGATGGCGTAGGTCACTTTAGACATTTGAGCATCCCCCGATGTCACGCCTACTGAAAAATCGATACGTGGCAACGTAGTAGACACCCCTCCCGCATCCGCTGGGTTTCCTATAAATCGGCCCCACCCGATAGTTCCGGCTACGGAACATACAAACTTCCACTCTTCAGCGGAAGCTTTATCAAGAGACGCCGCTCCCCCAGTTCCGTCAACCACGGCTCCGAACTCCAGGCCATTAGTCGGCGATCCTGCGGCCCAAGCGCCGCCCGCTAAAGTGGCTCGCCCCAAAAATGTTCCAGTAGGAGCTGCATCAGGGCTTGCTGGTTGAGCCCCCGAATAAAAATCGATCACCCCATCAGCTAAAGCCGTTTTTACAGCTATGTTAAGGAAATCGTGGAAAATTTTGGTACTGTATCGAAAGGCCATTAACTTACTCCGGTAAATTGTTGTAAAATCTGCTAAAACTTATTAAATGCCTCGCCTCCGGCATCGTGTAGGGCAACAAATCGTTGTACCCCGTTATTGTACACCATAGCCGTAGAACAATTAGCCCCCATTGGTAAGGAAACATTAGCTTCTGTTAAGGGTGTAAACGGGAAAGCGCGGCATATTCCCCGAACAGTATATATCAATAGGGCGCCCGTCGGTAGTTTAACTATAGGTCTTCCAGGAATGACGCCGTAATTAGCGAGTTTAGCTAAAATACCATCTGGAGTGTAGGCGTAAATCTCTTTAGCCGTCCCTATAACCATCCCTTGTTCAACTGCCCGAAGAACCTCTATCTTTCCAGGTATTACTATGTAATCCGTATCGTAGTTAAACAAATGATAGTGATGGGGCTTACTGAACCAGACCACCGAATGATCTCCTAAATCTTCACTTACCCACAACTTTGATTCAAAAAATTCTATTTTATCTGCGTTGTCCGGAATCGGGCCTGAATTTATATTGGGCGGCGCTAACTGATTTCCATATTTAATATCATAGAAAACTTCACCGCCCGCCTCCGTCATGTATATGTTAGTTGTATACCCTGTTAATTCTTGAGGAGTAATGAGTATTTCTCCAGGGGATAGCAGTTCTACTGTCGTCACCAAAGAAGCTCCCCCTTCTAACCCGTCGGAATTCGAGTAGGTGTACACAACGCTGTATCTACCAATAGGCTTAGTTCCGCCGGTAATAACAATGTCAGGGCTACTAACAGGTGTTGGAATCTTCAGGTGCGCTACTGTTTCTTGAAAAACTGAGAGCCCGTCATTAGTAAACAACGTCCGGGAAAAATCACAAAACTCCGTCGCAGTAGAAGCCGCAATCTGTGTCAGCCCTAAATCTTCTCGAACGCGATACAGAATCCCATTGGAAATAATGTATGACTCGTCATCTAAAGTCGTATAGGCTGTCGTAATTGGCATGGGCAACACTGATTGATATCCTAATCTTGCTACCAGCCCCCCAGCGTTATTAATATCCACGTTAATAGCCTCTTGCAAAGCATTGCCCGGTATGTCTCGGGGGGATACCGTATTATAAATGCCTTTAAAAGAATCTATTATCATCTAGCGTTCCGCTACTTTAAACTGTAACGTGATATCATTTTCTTCCCCATTACTTTTTACGATATGATTAGTTATGCTAAAAACAGTGACTCCTGCGGGGACAGCAGATATCATAGTCTGTGTAGTATTAGCTGTGTTGGAGGAATTTGTGAGCGTTACGCTATCCGTAGCTGTAAAATTAGACGTAACAATAGATTCAGTTGGCGGGAGTAAATTATAAGCCACCGCTTCCCAAGTTACGCCGTCGGTAACAGTTTCTCCTACTGTAGTAGGCCAAATAGGTTCAACCGCTCCGGATAGACCTGGGCTTATAGCTTTAAAGTAAAGCCCCTTAAAATTCGTAGGTACGACTACATCATAATCATCGACAGCTCTGACATAATACACCGTATTTGCTGCCCAAACATCTGGTCGATATATGATTCCCACAAGGCGTTTGTTATCCCTGTCGTGAAATCCCGGAATTTTAAAAGGGCCTTTCGCAGTAGCACTATATATCATGAGAATTCTCAATGTCCTAAGTAGCAATAATAAGATATCTACGCTTCAGTATACCAAAGACTTACGCATCTTCACATATCACTGTATCAGATCGACTTTCTGCGAGGATTTTATGCCCCCTAGACTCCACGATAACCCATTGTACAGATTCCTTCCCTGCTAAAAGAGAAACTACACCTGCATATAAAGTTACTGGAGTTCCGTTCACTAAAACGGAAATAGCGGTCAGCGTACTTCCTGTTAGACCTGTTATCGCAGTTCCTTCTAAAGCGGGCGCTAAAGCCGCTTGTAACGCCCCTAAATCTAAAGCCGAGAAAGAACCTGAAAGACTGTTTGCTATCGCCGAGGTTATTATCCCTTGCACAGCGGATAAAGCACTTCCCGTCAAGGGTACTGTTACATCCGATGACGTTATTGTTATTGTACCTTGTGCAGAAGTTAATAATGCTCCTGATAACGCGGTACTAGTCGCTGCAAGGATAGCGTCACTGAAGCTGGACAGGATAGCTCCGGTAAGCGCTTTAGCGATATTTACACCTAATGACCCCGGGGATAATATCTCCTCTAAACCGACTAAAGCGACTACCGATGAAGATATCGGCGTTAAAACGCCTGTATTCGTTGTAACCGCGCTTCCGGACAACTGTACAAAAGTACCCGTAGTAGCTGTTACCGTTCCTGTTTGGCCCGCAGCGGCAGCCCCCAATAAAAAGGCAGCAGAGTCTACCGTCAAAAGACCCTCGGCAGAAGCTAAAGAAACTCCAATCAGAGTTGGGTTACTAGCTGGCTGAATATCCCCAGTACTTCCGGCAGCGGCTATCCCCGTGATAGCAATTCCAACGAGGGGTGTTACTGCTCCTGTAGAAAAGGTAGCGGCCGCCCCTGTCAAAGCCGCTGATATGCCAGAATCTGTCGAAGCGGTTACTGTACCCGCAGAAAAAGTTGATGCTGCGCCGGTTAGAGAAATCTCCGCCGAAGCGGTTACTGTACCCGCAGAAAAAGTTGATGCTGCGCCGGTTAGAGAAATCTCCGCCGAAGCGGTTACTGTACTCGCAGAAAGAGTTGATGCTGCGCCGGTTAGAGAAATCTCCGCCGAAGTGGTTACTGTACCCGCAGAAAGAGTTGATGCTGCGCCGGTTAATGCGCTCCCGCCCGCCGCCGCATTAGCGAAAAAATGAGGGCTAATGTCGTTTTGTTCATATAATTGCCACGGGTTGATTGACAGCGCCTTAAACATAGCCTCAGGCATGAGCTTTGTTCCGCGCGCCACCATGCCAACAATTTCTGAGCCTATTACAGGACTGGCACCACGAACAATCGCACCTATGGATTCATGAACAAACGTCGCTGTAAAAGTCGTATCCGCAGAGCCTGTTAGGTCGGTCGTGTATTTTTCGCCATTGACATAAATGTACGCGTCCGCTTTGAGATTGGACGGAAATACAGCAACCACGGTAACGGGACGGTTAGCTGTTCCTGCAATAGCTGTTTTTGTAATAGCAGCGCCCGAATTAGCGCCGCGTAAAGTCGCTGATATTTTGTTATCGGTGTTATTGCCTGATGATATGGTGACATAGGCTCCTGCCGATGCTGCGCTACTGCCCATTGCATAAACGGGCTTTGAATTGCCGTTAATAACGCTCGGTACAAAATGAGCCATCATCCATAACGGCTGCGCGGCATAACTTATAGTTCGATCGTAATAGCCAGTTGTGCCGTTACTCTTGATCCCCAGTATATTGATAAACCGTCGATCTACAGTTCCTGTTTTTGTATAGGGGGTATGTATCTTGTCTGCTTTATCATTTGCGTTTTCTGGAAATAGCGTTAATACCCGTGTGCTATCAACGTACGGGTAGAACGTTTTTGATAGCCGAACCGGATCGTTCGGCTGGGATAACATAACCTTATGTTTATGCATCGGTATAAATCAGTGTCCACGGTCTCCATGCAACGGTATTGCCTGATGCAGCTAATGCTATATTGCCTCGATTCCTGAACGCGAATTTATATTTACCACTAGGCAATTCAACACCTCTAAGAGTCATGCGCTGTGCCGCTGTAGCGCCAGTGGTAGATACAAATCCGACAAAATATAAATCATTCTCTTGTTCGTCGGTTGCTACGTTGCCCGTCCAGTTGGGATAGTTTGTACCATCAACAGTGGGGATCAAAAACGCTTCAATGCCTGAATCTGTGCCAGTAAATGCGGCCGATGCCAATACAAAGTGCAGGTCAACAAATCGGTATTTATTCGTTGAATTGTCTATCTCGTCCGAAAGGTCTGTAAATTCATTATCGACTGCTGAATTAAGCGCTTGTCCTGCTGCCCATGTAATAGCGGTTTCAGTTGCTAGATAGCCGGAGAGTTTTTCAGTGAAAGTAGCCATTTTATGGTGCCATTGCTAGAGTAACATCCTGTTCTGTAAACTGTAGGTTCACAAATGCAGTTGCTGGGTCTACGGTAGTTCCTGTTCCAGTAGCAAATAATTTTTCTATTCGCGACGCTTTTCGTTTGGACAGAGCTATAATAGCCGTCTGAACAGCTAGTTTCGCTGCTGTTCCTGACCACACGTCAGCTATACCTGCACGAATATTGGGTTTGGATGGGTCGCAGAACCCCTCATGAAGGATAAAGCTGCTCCATTCATCGCGCTTGCCCTGAGTTAACCCGTCAACCAAAGTAAAATTAAATCCAGGGTCAGCATAAATATCCATAGCCGCAAGGTTGGTTTTCCAGACAATAAAATCAGGAATTGCTGCCTGGTTATACCAATTGAAAATAGCAGGCGTTTGCCCGAAAGTTCGATAGCTGGCCAGTTCTGGGTCTGTTTCTGCTAAAAACGCCGCTTTAAATAGTACTGCCTGTTCTGTAGTTAACATGATAGCCCCCCTGGGATTATGGTTACTGTATAAGATCTAACTAGGTTGCGGATTGTGGTTGCCAAATCATTGGTTTCATCAGTTACTCATAAAACTTCACTATTAACTGTGTCGGCAAAACGCATTGGGTATCGCCACCACTAGAGTATCGGATGCTGCGTCTTGTTTACCAGAAATACTGCCCCATTAATCATAATCCATTGTTTACGCTAATCGAATAATACCCGTAGTCGCATCGTTTACGCTAACCGGATAAGACCCGTAGTTGCGTCATTCGTAGGCATAGTGAGAGTAAAATTGCCCGCTGTAACCGTTTGCGATCCGAAAGTAAAAGTCCCGACAGCGTTTTTACCTGCAGCCGTATCATTATATATCGTCAGCGCGTCGAATGCAGTTGCCAAAGTTACGGTAGTCCAAACGAGCGATGCACTAGGTGTCCAAAATGCAGTCGTGCCTGTAGACGTAGGCGCCGTAGCATTAGTTACAGCCGCTCCCCCTGCGGTATACCCCGTGCCCGATACCTCATTTGTTGCAGAATACGCTGTAGTTCCTGCTCCTTGAGATCCAGTAGCTACGTAAAGCGCACCTTTAAAGGAGTCTTTTGTTGTCGCGGCGCGAACAACGGTAGTGCCGAAGGCATGAAGTCCGTTTAGGAGATCAACTTTAAAACTGGTAGATAAAGCTTGCGAATTAGCCATGATATTGTCCTGTCAATTTTTACGAAAATACACTTTGTTCACCTAGCACAGCCAACGCTTTTTTAACATAGACGTGCGCACTTGATTTAACCAATTCATCCCCTAAATAATAATTTTCCATAAATTTAAGATAATCTTCTGCGTCTTCCCATCCTGTTTCATACCGCAATTCATTTACAGGAAGGTTGCCTTTTATCGTCCAAATTAAGGGTGTGTTTATATTTTGGGTCATAGAAATCCTATTAGGTATCTTAATATCCCGGTAGTATATCATAATAATTTTAGCTACCCGAAAATCCGATTATCCTACCCAAACGAAGTTATTTGATAGCTCGCATAGCTCGTTTCCCTTTGAGATTATCTAATTGATATTGTAGATCCCGGATATCATCATTTTGGTGTTCTTGAACCTTTTCAAACTTGTCTAAAATCGTTCGGACGCTCGAAAATTCAGCTTCCATATTTCGGTAAGCATTCAAGCTTTTATTAAGCTCAGGGTACAATGCGGCTTGCGCTTGCGCAGTGGCCGTCAAACCCACTACCGTTAGCCTCAAATTATCTACTACTTGGTAGCCGTAGGCTCCGGCACCACCGACAAACGTTGCCGTTATCCCTACTATCCAAATAAGAACTCGTAAAGATCCCCGACTGGAAGTCACAATATCATGATACTCCAATAACTCTTTTGCATTCGCTGCCAGTTGTTTTTGCAATTCGTTTACCCGTCCTGCGTGTAACTGTATCTCTTTTTGTAACGACTGCTCTAAAACGCTAATGCCTTTTATTATCCCTGTTGTCTGATTGGTAAGAAATTGTAGTACTTGTAACCGATTGCGTTCTTTTACGTCGTTCTCTTCCAGGATCATCTTTTCGATGTCCGCGAGTTTAGTATCAGATTGCCGTTGATTATAGTCCGATGACATCATTACTCCTGCATTTTCTGCTTTTTCTATCAATAGGGGGCATCCCAAACAATCGGAATTGTACATGTCCCTATCATTATTCAGTGTCTAATTGGAAAGCTACCCTACGATACTCAGACATTCGGAGAGTATCAAGTCGAAAAATAGTATCCGCTAATTCCTTCGCACGATCCGCATTTTCTGCGTATAGATCGATACCAAAAATAGGCTCGTCTTCCTGATAATATATAACTTTATATTTTTGCATCTAGCATTCCTTAACTATCTAGTCATTCACAAATGACGTTAGGGTTTTTACAGAGCTGATTAATTTCTTTTACGGTTTCTTCAACCCAGATGCCGATGAGTTGATCCCGTTTGATTCGGGAGTTAATAAAATCCTGAAACTCTCGGCTAAATCCGGACTCATCTCCTTGGGGGGCGTTCTTATAAATTTCGATAGCGCTATCTTTGGGCAAGGAGCTTGGACTACCTCCCCCACATAGGCTTCTTTGGTGCAACCGACTAACGGAATTATTAAGATCCACGGTCGTAGCCGTGAGTTTATGAACCTGATCAACTTTTTCATTATATTCGTCCTGGATAAAACTAGCGTAAGCCCGCGATTTAGCCGTTTCTACGGCGGCCTCTTGCGTCTTGGTGTTTAACAATTTTTCAGCCACGTCTTTTTGGGATGATAGCGCTTTTTCGTATTTATCTTCGGCTCTGGTATACCCGTTATAATCTATAAAGTAAATAACAGCGCTTAAAGACCCCAGGATTAAAACCCATTTAATTAACGCCGCATACTCCCCGAACATTTACTTTTCCTCGAAATAGAATGTACTGTGGCCACTAAACAGGCTGCGCCCCCCATTAGCGTTAATATAGGATATATTTCTAGCTGGTAGTAATAAAATCCCTCTAAAATTAAAAAGACAATAATGCTGTAAGTACTCATATCCGGTTTCCATCGCTATTATTTTCCAGTGTGGCAGTATGTTATAAACCGCTGCCACCAAGCTTTATATTCGGCTAGTTCTTTTTCATCCTTCTGCAGTTCCCATTTCTTAACCGCTATAAGTCTCTCCGCCCAATAAACTATTGCATAATAGTTATGGGGCTCGTACATCGTCTTTAAATCCATCAAAGCTCCGTTAAAGCTGCCGTGTAGTATTTCCGGCGCTCTGTTAAACCTTTCGTCCCACCATTAATACGCTTGGTTATCAATAAAAAATTTCCAACATCCGCTAACTCATTAAGTCCATGCGTTTTCCAAAAACAAGCCGCGATTTTAAAAGCGACTTCCGGGTCAGAAGCTTGTTCAGGATTAACTTCTAAATCCAGTCCTAACAGTTCACTATATTTTTGGTAATTAGCTCGCCCCGTTAATTGTATCGCCCCTCGACCTCTATACTTTTTTCCATCCCCTTCTTGAATATTGCCTAATTCTATCGCTTTTTTATTTGGGTATTCATACCGTTTTTGCGCTTCGGTAGGCCCCCAAATTTCACGCATCCACCTAAATACCCCTGTCTCATGCCCAATCTGTGCTAAGAATGCGGCTGCACGTAATTTAGTATTTATCTCGAATTCGCGCATAGCCGTATTTATATACGGTAAATACTTATCCCCTAACTCTTTTGTGAGTGTAGGAAATATCTTAAAAAACTGCTCTTTTGTTATTTCCATCGTTAACGCCCCGTTTCTGAGAATTGAATTTCATCCCAATTATCCGGAAGTCTCGGATCTTCAGTCTCTACCATAATAGATACTAAGGCTCTTGCTACTCGTTCAGTGTCCGCATCCAGTATAAGATTCCCTTTATAGGAAGGTATCCCCTTATACAAAAATTGCACAGTGAATTGTTTCACAACTTAGGCGCTTTATTCAACCCACTGTCTGCTGTATACCCTGCGGTGACAGCCCCTACAATGTCGGATAGAGAGAAATGCCACCCCGTAGTATGCAGTAAGCTAAGACCTATCTCGGCAAAAAAAATAGCCGTTAAAGCATGAAACGTTGCTTTTTTTTCTAGGAAAAGATACTCCGTGAGACTGCATGCCGTAGTTCCATCGTAATACCGTTTTTTCAAATAGTGCCCGGATCCGCCCAGAGCTCCGAGGATTAGATAAATAAGCGCTATCATGTAGTCCATAAATTACCTTTTCGTTCTCTTACAATTAAAAACTTGGCGAGTTGGTGTAGAATTTTTCGGAGTGCAAAATAATTTTTTACCTAAAGAAGTATTTTCTATTCTGTCTTTTCTCAAAGATTCCAAAGGTGTCTGATACTGCATATTGACAGGCGCATCCAGACCCCCGTTGAATAAACTACAAACGTGATCCACAATAAACCCCTCTCGGCCATGAGGGTAGCCATTCATTACGTCAAATTTATGCTTTATCGCAGAATTTCGACAAGTTGAAAATCCACTTAGCGAAAAACTTAACAGAATTATGGCCAATACTGTTCGGTTTACCATTTTTTAGCCCACAGTCATATCTAAGGGGACATCTGTTTGGCGTTCCCTTAGTACTACTGCGGGTAGCCGTGGCCCAAAACGCTCTTCGAACCTAGCAAATTCTCTGTCTGATTTTTTCTCATTGAAAGTATCCGCATCCCGTTTCAAATACGCTAAGGCCGTTATCCCATAGATTAAATCTGGATGCCAGATCTCATCGATCTCCGGAACATCTCCGTCAGATTCCAACAAAACGGGTAGGCGTAATACATCCATATACGCAGTATCCGCTTTAGTTGGCGCGCCAATGAAAGTGATAGACCGTACAAAAATACCCGCATCATCCCCCGTACCAGCTTGTGTTTGATCCAACGCATAAGAATAGGGTGTCCCATCGAAGACCGGACGGCCCCCGTAGTATTGCTCGTGTCGCCTAAAGCTGGTACGAGTAAGAGAAACTTGGGGTAGTAAACCCAAATAAACTGATTTAACCGATAAAATACCGCTGGGCAGCGCGTACTTGGAGTTCCACGTCAAATCAACTTTTTGAGTAAAAGGAATAGGGATATCATCCTGGACAACTAAGTTAGCGCGTAAACAAGCATCCCTTACGGTATCATTAATGATATCCAATAGCTCTAAATCTGACCACAGATAAGGAGCTACAAGATCATCGAGGCGCGAACGCGCTCTTCTACGAATATCGGCGAGTGTCAACATAATCTTTAATACATTAAAGGCCGATCAAGCTACCGGCATCGCGTGTTTAGATTGATTCGCTATCCGCAGTGGGCGTAGCTTCAGATTCAACAACTGCTTCAGGGACATCATCTGCCACGAGTTCGCTCACCACTTCAGGAGTAACGTCAGCAGGCTCAACGGCTTTAGATTTTAGTTGCTTTGCGAGCATGATCCCTGCTTTTGAAGTCGATAAAATGCTAAAGTTACCCATAGCATCCTTAAAAACTTCTACCCCGGAATGCGTAAATGCACACCCATCCTGAAAGAAGAAAGGTTCATGGTCTTGAACGATGCCGTGGGCGTGGTCATAGGGTTTGTCTCGGTTTAAAACAGCCATTTGTTTAGTTCTCCAGTCTATTTTTTGAGCGCACTTTTGACATATACCGCGTTTCTTCAGTTTCATAGCGCTGGCCTTGTCCGTAGTCCGTACCCGCCGATGTATCATACCAGAGAGAAGACCCCGTGGGGCCAGACGCGCTACCTTCACAGATATATCCAGTTTGCAAAGAATCACCCATCTCTTCAGTAGGTGATTCTTCGCTCCTTAATCCGATAACTGCACTTACTCGGATTGAGTTCATGGCCTAGTACCGGAACTTAAAATCTTTACCGTTCTTGGAACCAGCGGCCTCGTCTATGCACTCTTGACGAAAAACATTGTTGTTAGTCTGCTGTTGCGACTGAACGGTGCCACGAGTAAGATTTTCCACCATACCAAGACCTGATTCAACCCCCGCTTTTAACCCAGAATTCGGGAATTTACGAGTATCTTTCATGTCGTTTGCTTTGTCCACGTCAAAATCGTGAACATTGTCTCTACCTGCATAACTGCCCATAGCAATCTCCGCTTAAATGTAATGTTCTATAGAGCTTAAAAACTCTATAAGTATTTTAGAACCAAGCCAAAGTAATTTCGGCTACTGCAGCTCCTGCAGGCGTACCACCAGTATTAGCAGTAAAAGTTATCAAGACCGGGCCAAGAGCTTCAATAGCGGGTTGCGAAACGCTTATCGCTGCTGGGTTAGAAGCACCTGTTAAGTCAATAACGGGGATTAACGGATTAACGCCCTTATTGAATTGCGTGGTAAATCCTACAGTAGATCCTGCCGCAGTTGTGCCGAATGATAACGATCCGCCAACGCTAAGGTTGTTAGTCACGCCTACAGCCAACGTCGCAGCAGTTGTTACCGCGTTATAAGTTGTCGTTACTGAAGCTTGAATGTCAACTACTCGACACTGTGTAACCCCTGGAGGTGGAGACACCGCCCAAGTAGCGTTAGTGACCGCAGTAGACCGAGTGTAGGTCACGAATTTAGGGTTTGAATAGGCCATCTTATTGTCCTCAATTAAAATCTGTTGGTGAAGCCCGCCTTATCACATGCGGGCTAGTATACCGTAATTTACGCGGCGCTGTCCCATTTGATTACACGGGCGTCTGCTGCGTTCGGATGACTTAGACCAAAACCTTCCAGCGCGTACCAAGCGATACCGCGACCGCGACCGTAATCGTCCGGGATCTTACCGCGAATTTCTTCAGGAATCGCGATACCTTCAGCAACGGTGTCCGCACCCATGAAGAAAATCCAATCGGATTTCGCGTTGTTCCAAACGTCGGCCGTGCCTGTTTGAGCGTTAAACGTAACGGAGTCAGCGGCGCCACCTGCAGGAATGTGAGTTTGTTCGATAAAGCGGATACCGCGATAGCGTCCGATTTCACCATTCTTGATTTGGGCTAAACCTGTTTCTGTGTAGGTTTGAATACCTTCCAGATCAGATTTTAACTGTACAAAAGTAGAAGGGCGAGCCACTGCTAAGTAGTCCCCCGCTTCATAAGCTGGGATACCCCGTTCTTTCATCAACGTAGATATCGGCTCTACGTGACCTTTACCAAAAGCGATGTTATTAGTAACTGTCGCGGTACCGTTAGTTATCAGCGCGTCTAAGGCCGTGGTGCTGTTTCCGCCTAATGGAGATACTCTCAACGGAGTCTGGTTGAACTGCGCCCAGGCTGCTACGTCAAAAGTTTCAGCCACGTCGATCTTCAACAGCTTGCGGATGATCTCTTTGATCGGTTGCTCGGAAAGATCGTCCAGTTTTCCGGTGTACGGTACCGCTTGACCATATTCAGTCATCGTGCCTGAATATTGTGCAACTTTGAAACCGCTTTCCGGCATTCTTTCAGTTTCGTCCAACGCACGGCCTTTAACAGCCAATTTGTTATAGACGTTCCAATACCATTTTTCGCCACGGGATTTGCCAACCAGAGGTTTACCATCAGCATCGTTTTCTCTTACGTCGCACAACTGGCGCCATTTTACAACAGGCAAGTTTTGCAAACGCAGATAATCAGATAAGTTGGGAGCCCACATGTATCCGCCTTCATCGGCTACTGACCAGATTTGACCACTCATATTTTTTCACCTACTTGTTTCGTGGAAGTCATACTTCCTATTGGTTTATAGCCGCCGACTGGCGGAGTTAAATAAGCTCTTTACGCTTGTCCGCGTTTTTCTTTCATGAGCTGAATGGCATCAGCTCGCGTCGGAACTTTCGGCGGCGCGGTTTCTTCTTTTCGCGCATTAGCACTAGGCAAAGTTACAATTTTGCGTTTATTTGCCATGCGGTCTTCCATTGGCGGAATCATTTCTGCTGCCGGAGGTTCCATCGGTGCTTCCATTTCTGCTGCCGGAGGTTCCATCGGTGCTTCCATTTCTGCTGCCGGAGGTTCCATCGGTGCTTCCATTTCTGCTGCCGGAGGCTCTATCTTTGGTGCCACGGGATACAGATCAACTACCGCTTGTTTTAAGGCTTCAGATGCGGACATCCCTTCTTGGCGATAGACATCTGACAATGCCATAACTTTACTAGCGGGTAAGCCATCTTCTCCTAACTCGGGATGCTCGGCTACCAAAGCATTAGCCGTATCGACATAAGCCTGTGCTTCCTGTTCTGCTTGGGCTGTGCTTTTAGTACGATGTACGTTTTCAGCATAGCGATGTTCTTTTAACTGATAGTACAGTTCTTTAGCTTGCTGAATGTCCCCGAAAGCCAGCGCCTCATGATACTTATCAACCAATTCGTCATGTGATTCGCCTTCAGGCGGAGTGTATTCCCCGACGGGTTGCATGACTTGTTGGTGCCCAGGCTCTTTAGCCTCTTCTTTAGCAAATTGCTCAATGGCGCCAGAATCGCTATGCTCCGGTTCCATCGCTTCTTCCTCAGCGAATTTCTCAATTGCCGTTTCAGGTTCTTCAATTACGGCTTCAGGGGCATCTTCAACGACTGCTTCCAGTTCCTTGTTTGCTTCTGCGACGATCCCGCCTTCATCTTCTGTTGCGGCTTCATTACTAACCGCAGGACTTTCTGGTTCTGGCGCTGCGCCTTCCGCTTCGGCATCTAGCGGTTTACCCGCATTACGATTAGAACTGCGACGACCGGCACGCATACGCGCCTTGTTATTATCGTCTTTCAAGTAATCTTTTTTAAATTCCGGTGCGGGTTCGCTCACGCCTTCATCTTTAATATTTTCTTCATCGTTCATAATTTCAGTCCCGAGTTCGAGAAGGGTTAATACACAACACCACAGTTACTATAGTTCAATATCATGAGTGTATCTTAGGTGTCAACTTTTTAAATAAAATCTTCGTCTTCTGGTTCTAGTATTTCTTGCGAAGCATTTTGCTGTTCTTTTTCCTGCCGCCTATATAACATTTGTTTTAATTCTTCGGGTAGATTTTTTATTTCATTCCTTAAAAATCGGGATTGCCGGAAAGTAATAAGGGCAGTTAAAGGGCCAGACATCATTTCCCCGCTAAACCTATGCGGGTAGACTCTTTGTTTCCTGAGTGTTGTATGCAGCATTCCCGCGTGCGCCACATAAAAATCTCGCCCATTAGCCAGTTCAAAAAAAATTAAGGCGCAAAAAGCATCGTAGAAAAATCGGGTTTCTGCCTTGGTATACCCTGTCATCGCGCTGATAATGGTAACAATTTCATTACGGTTTAATTTTCCATAGACATTTGGATCTTTTATGCGCGTTGCCCGCTTTGTAGACCAATGCGCTTTTTTCTTCTTCGTCCACGCCACCCATGTTTTTTGTCGTTCCGGTTCCCGCTCCAATTCCGGTACAGCCCATTCTGATAAATCTAATCCCCCCATAAATTACCGCGCAGCTTCTTCTTGTAAAATTATTTCTTCAGCCGCTTTACCCTCCGCGATGGCTTCTTCCAACCATTGTAAAAACATATCGGGTATTCGGGCTTTCCATTGCAGTTGTGCTATTGCCCCGTGCGCTGTTGGATTAACAGTAGCCAATTCCTCCAATGCCGCTACCCGGCACCGATGCGCCCGTTCGATCAAATACCGCCCCATTTTGTCATAGGTAACAAAATGCTCGGCATCCAATCCCAGCGATACCGCTCGCATTCCCGAGTCATTGACATACTCTCCTGATAAATCAACCATTTTTTAATCTCCGATAGTCGGTGTTCTGATACCCTTGTGGATCCCCGATGCGCCAGAATCCGGTTTAGGTGCTAAATTAGGATGGGTATTCCCCTCCGCTATCGGAACGGGATTAATATCCATCGGAGGAGACACAGCTTGCACTACCGGAGCCGCATTATGATCCACGAATCCAGCAGATTTTAAAATTTCGTCACTGACCGGCGCAATTCCCGGATTTTGGGCAACTACTCCGGCTGCTTGCGATGCCTCATATACCGCAGTTACATTAGCTGTTACTTTATCCGCCGTCGTTTTCTCTGTCTGCGCAACCATTAGATTTATCTTGGCTTCCAGTTCCAGCATATTTGCCTGCATTTTTCGATTTTCCAGTTCCAGTCGGCTGTTTTCAATCTGTAATTTACCCTGCGCGATTTCAAGTTTGCCCTGATCGTTTTGTGCTTTTGCTTCCAGTTGAGCTTGCATAAGTTGCTGTGCAGGATCCGCAGGGGGATTTTTCTTCAATTCCTCGACTTTGGCGAAATCAAAGAACCGGGATCCGTTATCAAAGCCAGCGGCCCCGAAAATCTCTTTTGCTATTTCATCACCACGAATAGCGGCTCCTGCATCCGGCACCAGACTCACCGTAGTCGCTACAGCGCTTTGGATACGCTGCATTCGTTGCGTTGGGCTAACTGCACCCATGCCTACATTAACGGAAACCGAAAATTTATAGTTAAAATATTTTGGCAAAATTTTAAGTAATTTAGCTTTTTTGGCGGCGACGGTGAGTGCTATGATATCGGTTTCGTACATCGCTTCCAATTGCACAATTTGACGCAATACCGGTTCGATCCATGACTCTGTAAAGGTGCGCAACTCCATTTCCCGCACTTGGTTAGCTGCTTCGTTCATGAGGTTCATGCCCGTCGCAGTTTCATGCAGTTTTCGATTAGAGTTAACGGTGGCCCCGGATGTAGACCCGGAGAGATCATCCATCGCCAAAGATAGCCTGTCCATTTCCTGATAACTGGAAGCGGTAACGTCTTGTACAGGGAGCGGCGATACGTGGCTGTCGAGTGACCCTGGCGCACTGACACCTATTAAACCGCCGGGAACATTGCGGCTTAAAGCTCTAACATCGACTTGATTCCCTTGCCGGTACAAATATCGGCGATTCAACACCTGACGAATGTTATCGTACCTCTGGTTATTGAGCTCGTTAACTGCTTTTTGCAAGCCTGTTGTCAGTTCTACAGGACTGCTCGGATAAGGGCGATCTGTTTCAATCTCCATCTTGCCGAGAACATAGTCCCGTTTTCCATCAGCCCAAGGGATTATTTGGGATAATGGTACAGGATCCGAGAGCAGCATATTGACACCGACCGTATAGTAGAGCCAATCTATCCCGTCATACCTAACGATATTTCGATGGATCCAGACGATTTTAAATTCATCTACCGTTTCCATCATGTTTGATTTTGGATCAAGTCGTCGTGACCCCGATCTTGCTCGTCGAGTGGTGTCCAGATTATCTCGATTTCCACCCGCGATTAACTGTCCGGGGCCTAATTGTTTCCAGGCGGGTTCTCCGTTTTTAATATTCTGGTTCTGTCCTTCTTTGATCTTTGTTAACACATCCCCCAGATACATTGGCATTAATTCTATCAAGTAAGGAGACGAATTTGCCGGATCCAACCAATCCGCCGCTGGTGAAATCCGTATGTTTTCAATAGGGACTAACCGGACGTTGGGTTTGTCCGCTAAAATACGGGTTTCATAATATTCCCTGACATCTCCGGTTTCTGGGTCTTCATCCCGGCCCACCAGGATATCCGCTTCTCTGAAATCCCAAGATTGGTGAGAGGCTATCGTGCCTAACACCGCCGTTTCTGCGATACCGCCCAATACTAATTGATACCAGGGAATCGTCTGAGATAATCGATAATTAACCAAGCCTTTCATTAAGTCCGCCGCTTCCCTCTGTTCGGAATTATCTGAATCCTCCGCTTCAATCGCTACGACATCCGAACTGGTGAAATAAGCGGAAGCTGCCGCCGCTTGTATGGCGCGTACTAAAGTTCTGGATTTAGGCCAGAAGTAGTTGGAGCGGTGTCTATTGGCATCTGACAGAATAGGCGAATCGGGCGCGTGCTCGGATCGATAATGCGCGAAATTTCTCGCCCAAATTGCCCGCTGATTCACCTGCAGCCAGGATTCGCTGGACTCGTAGGCGTTCCGCGCCATGCGTACCCAATCCGTTTTCTGCCCGGCGGCGGTTGAACCCCCTTGCTGCGTTTTAGGTTGGTTTGCCTTTTGAGCGTTGCCCTGCCCTATCTCGTCAATGGAGTTAACTATCGGAGCTGCCAAGGCGTTGGATGGGCGGTAATTACCCCCCTCAAGTGAAGGTTGTGGGTCAGTAGGGCTTAATAGCATGATTCTATCTCTTATAGATTGTTAAATTGCTCCTTTACTTTGCTATAACCCGGATTTTTTTCTGGCATTGCAGCACTATCTGGAACAATAAGACCGGCTGGCGTCCGTTTCAAGCCGTGTATTTCATCGTGCCGATTTCGAGTTCTCGATAAGCCTAACGCTTCTAAAAACTCCCCTCCAGCTCGCATAATGCAAGACATGTTATCCCGATCCATGTCCGCGTAATTTACCAAATATACCACATCCGTCGGTACATCTTGCAATCGAATAATCAAAGCGCCTAGAACACCCCCCACTGTTTCAGACCATTCCAGTCCCCATTTCCACCCTTTATAGTGCCTGTTTAGAATCGCCATTGCCTCATTAGCAATTATTTTCTGCTCAGGTAGCCAATCTTTCGGCATAGTTTCGACAACGGGGTCATTTTTGTGTTGGACTTCGGATAAATCTAGTGCCATGTTTTCTCCAGTTTTTTGGTTAGCTAATTTGCAACTATAGGGCAAGGGGTAAAATAAGGGAGTTTTTATCCGCTCGTTTTACCGCAGTTAATTTTTCTACAGGCAGGTTTCCGGCTCCTGCGTTGGGCCATCTGCGGTTGGATCAACAGCTTGCCGCCAATGTGCAGGGCCCAGCATCTTAACGGGAAGTCCTTCGAATTCCAGAATTTCTCCGACTGAGGCGCCGATGCCGTTATTCGCCAGATAGATAGTTCGTGGGCGGCACCCGTTACACGTCAGGTAATCTCTTATTATATTAAAAGCGCATCGAGTGATAGTCTGCGTATCCGCTGGTTGATGCTCCAGATTGATTTGCCAAAATACAGACATACCGAGCCTCTAAGGATTATGCGATACTAAATCCGGATCAGGCAAGTGCGTTGTAACGCCCCCCGATACAGAAACGGGCTTACCGTAGACCCCTTCTGGTTGAAGATTACTCCAGAACGTTTTTCTGTCGCCGCCGAACTGATAGGTTGGGTACGGCTCTTCCGGCCCCTGCCGAGCGCGTTGGAGCAAAATATCATACTCGATAATCGTTTCTGTAACCGCAAATAACGGGGGTTGAAGGATATTAGCCATGATAACTACCTTTCTGAAATAAGAAGCTAAGGGTCACTGGATCCGAGTTTAGCATGTTTTACTTTTGCATCCAATGCGAATCAGTTATGTGGGGGTATCATCGGTTACAGTCGAAAACATAACGCTCCGCCGCTTTAATCATCCAGAGAGCATCTTTCAACTCCATTCGGCTGGATCTAGTAAAGAAATCACCGTCCTGGTCGTATCCGATAACCAAAACATCCTGTAAGTTTCTATGCAGGCAATCGTTTAACGCCTGCTCTACCGTAAAGTTCGCTGAGGGCTCTAAGCGTATTACTTTATTCATTATCGTTTAACGCCCTGAGCTTATCTAACCGCTTATCCATTTCTGCTTTATCATCCATAAAAGTCGTGACGGTACTTCCATAGTTATCAGTAATTTCAAATTCCGATATCGCCCAGAGGCCCTGTTCCACTAAAACGCTTAGCAGCAAATACCTCTTTGCATCCTCAAAAATCTCATCCGTATTTCGTTGGTCTATTATTGACATAACTAAAACCCCAATTCCGGTGCCTCAAAATAACTTTCACCATACTCATTCCCAAACGGCCCCCCAGAATTACCGGCGGCTGAGAAAAATCCGGCTGCTTTTGCCTGTGCTGCTTGCAAGAATGCGTCTGCACCATTACTCTCTGGCCCGTGCCTCGGAGTATTGCGCCAAGTTCCTGTTCGGGGATTCCATTCCTTGCGGTACGCCTCCAAACGTTTTATGCCTAGCTCACAGTGCTTTTGATCAAAAACGCATTGCGACAATAAAATTCTCCCCTGCTGAATCGCCATTTGCTTATCCGGGGTCTTGGGAACCAACCAAAATCGCCAATGCGGTGCTACGCTCTGAAACATCTCCTCCGGCGTCAGATTTCTGTCCGCGCCTTGCCTCCGGTGGTTCGCGTCATGCGGCAAATACACGTAATCCAATACATAATTCATCAGATCCACTTCCCGTACAAAATAAGAAAAGGGCTCCCCACTCGCTTCCATATAGTTAATAACCGCGTAATACGTCCTTTTGGGCTGAAAAAACCACAGCGCTGTTTCGTCGTTAGCTCCGATATCGCAGAAAATACTGACCGGGAACATGGGGTCGTAAGGGCATAGTCCTATCCGTTTGTCTTTCCGCATTTGTGAGAATTGCTCTTTAAAATAAGCCCCCTCCATCGATACTGCGAACGCCTCATCCGGAGTCGAAGGCATTTCTGCCCACATCAGTTCCTGATCCCCCGAGTAGGTTACATCCCGATATTTTACGTACCAAGCCCGTTGGTGGGGCGTAATTTCTCTGTTTATCTTCAATTCCAGATCGTTGAAATAGTGCTCGTCCCGCGCGGAAACAATAGTAGTACCGGGCGGCATTACGTAAGCCGGATCTTCCCACCAACCGAAGAAATGAAACTTAAAGTCCAGTTTCCACAGCTTTTCCCCCGAATCCTGAATCTTCCGCGCTGTTTCCACCAGATTAAAAAATTCCCCTTCCTGCCCTTCTGCCGTAGACTCTACAAAAATAAGACCGTCTTCCGGCACCGCTGTAATCGATCCTGTAATAATTTCCCGCGCCTTGCCGGGATCTTTAGCCGCGATCTTGCCGAATTCCGAAATATGCAAAAAAGTCGGCGTGGTGCCTCGCGCTGATGTACGAACTTCTACGCGACTGCCATTCCGAAAAGCGATACTGCTTTTGGATGCCGCCCCTTCCAGCGATGTCGGTTCCGCCAGTTTAAAAATTTCAGGCAGGTTATCATACGCAAACTTAAACACGTCTCTAAAAATAGCTTCCGCGATTTCCCGATCCTGCGCAATTACTACGCAACTTTCGTTCGGTGAGAATAGCGCCGTGTCCAGCATGAAAATTTGAATAAAAGTGGAAAACCCCATTTTCCGAGCTTTCAAAATGATATTTCGTGTGTGAAAGCCGTTTAACAGCTTAAGTTGCGCTGCATTCGGCTTAAACGTAACCACTCGTTTTTTCTTATCGACAATCTTGTACAAATGCGACATCCGCCAAACCGGATCCCCCATATGCTTTGCCAAATCATCGACTGTAAAATCAAAATGACTTAAATCCAGACTCCGCTTAGCGGGCTGCTGCGAGTGTTCGTGTTCGTGCGAATATCGTCCCGGCGGGTACTGTCCGGGCGTGGGCTGAGACGCCTCACCCGCTTTCGGCGGTCGTCCTCTCTGCCTTTTTTCGGGTGTCGGGTGTATCTGTAGTGATTTGGGTCTATACCTCATTTACCACCTACTTTTGGTAGGCCCAATTCCCTTAGCGCGTCATTCAATCCGCAGATACAACCCCCGTAAAACATACGACAGCCAGGATCGTGTCGAGCATAATTCTCGATTAATTCTTCCAACTGCGCGACTCTTGAGTAAGCCTCATCCAAGTCTTTCTCATTAATAGCTGTCATATAAAATCCTCATCTTCTCCAAATAACTCTGCGAAGGTAGCAGAGAGAGCAGGAGTAGAGGCGGCGGTTACTGATGCGGGCGTTGTGACAGGCGCTTCCGTAAACTCTGCATATTCCGTCGCCGCAGTTGACGTAGAACCGATATCCGGCATTGCCCGCCCTTCCAGTGGGGGGCGTAAAACTTTCCCCTGCAACGCCAGTAAAAGCTGCGACAGCGTATCCCCGGTTTCTACCGTCTGCGTCGATTGAGTCTTTTCAGCCCATCCGTGATTATTCTTCAAATCAAAAATAACCCCTGCCGGCGCACTGGACTTCAGCAATAATTCATTTTTCCATTCTTCAATACGTGTACGCGCCACTTCCACGACGTGCGCGTATTCTTCCCCCTTATCTTCATACGCCTTTAATGTTTTTGTGCTTTTGAACCCTAATGCAAGCGCTAGTCCAGCAAGGGTTGGAGGGCGTTTTTCTTCCGCTATAAGTGCGAAATAAGCATTAATGGCAAACTCAATCGCCTCTACCGACCGGTATACCGGATAAAATCCTAGCTGCGCTTTATACGCAGGCGAATCTCCCATGCCAGGGCCTCCGATAGTCCGTACTTTAGGCTGCAGCCCGGTATCAAGGGCATGTTTCTTTTTCCGAGGCGGAGGAAACATGCGGGGATTCTCCTTCGCTATCTTATTTTTATCATAAAACTCAGATCTAAAATCACTCATAGCATGACGTGTATAGTGTAGCGCGGTATAGCGCGATGTGGTGGTATGTAGAACAACGCGGGTGACACGTAGAACAACGCAGTGTGTTTTACACCTTCAGAATACGTTCGAGCATAGAGCAACCGCTAGTTTTTGTCAAGTTAGCGGGTGGGCTCAGGTAGGTGCGTGAGGTCTGTGGGCGGTACGAATCCATTATCCCCCATATAGAAATCCCAAAGATATCGGTACAGAATTTCTCGATACCTCTCGGCAAAGGATTTGTGTGTCGTCTTCAATTCTGTGGCTGTCTCGTTCAAAGCTTGAACCCCCGAGTGCAATAGAAGAGTAACCCCAATCGGGCAAGCCTGGAGAAACCTACCCGATTGGAAGCGACGACATTCTACAACAATATAAAGTCCTCGCCACTTAATATTAGCTGATTGTTGATTCTTTTGGTAAAAATATTTTTTATATTTTCTTGAAAGTCTTCTCAAAAATAGGGGGGGGGTACTGTCAAGATAATCCTTATAGG